CGGTCAGTACGCAGCTTCAGGTTGATAACCTGAACGTCTCAGGCAACACCATTTCTAGCACAGACACAAATGGCAATATTGTCTTGGCTCCCAATGGCACGGGCGACGTTCAGGTGGATGCCGATACGCTAAGGGTTGGTGACTCGGGCGCAGCAGCAACGATCACGACTAACGGCGCAGGTAATTTGACGATCAGTACGAATGCGGGAACGAATTCGGGAACGATTGTCATCAACCAAGGAACCAACGGCAACATTGAGGTTGCGCCGAATGGCACGGGAGATGTTTACCTTACATCAGATACGGTAAGGATTGGCGACTCAAACGCTAATGCCACGTTAACGACCAACGGCACGGGCGACCTGATTCTGAATACAAATTCGGGTACGAATTCTGGGTCTATTACGATTGCTGATGGTGCCGGTGGTGATATTACCGCTACCCCAAACGGTAACGGTTCGGTGGTTATTACCAACAGCGGCACGAGCAATGCCTTAAGAATCACGCAAACCGGCAGTGGAAATGCCCTGCTGGTGGAGGATAGTGCTAATCCTGATTCATCGCCAGTTGTGATTGATGCAAGTGGTCGAGTTGTTATTGGGCATACCAGCGCACCCAATGCGCATCCATTTGAAATTTACACAGGTTCTGCTTTTGCTGCTGTTGCTCAACAATACGGCAATGATACAAACCCTGTAGTTTTGTCTTTATCCAAAACAAGAGGCACAACCCCAAATGCTCCTGTAATTGTTGCGAATAACGACACACTTGGCCGCATTCAATTTTTGGGTAATGACGGCGTTACTAATATTCGCGCCGCACAAATTGAAGTTTCAGTAGACGGCACCCCAGGCACCAACGATATGCCGGGTCGGTTGGTATTCTCTACCACCGCTGATGGTGCAAGCAGTCCTACGGAACGAGTACGAATCAATAGTGCAGGTCTTACCACAGTCGGCTACTCAGCCGCTTCAGGGGCAGCACTAACAACCGCAGTCGCAGCAAAACTTTATTCTTCAAACACCACTTACACAGACAGTGCCACAGCCGCATCAGGCACGGTGACGCACGGCACGATCAATTCGTTTGACAACCCAGCCATTGCCGCAAGCAACGCTTCGGTAACATATACCAACGCTTCAACGGTTTACATTGACGGCGCACCGACAGCGGGATCAAACGTCACGATCACGAATCCGTATGCGTTGTATGTAGCCGCAGGAGCGACATATTTAGGTGGCAACCTGACCCTCTCCGGAGGCACTGCCAACGGAGTCCTGTACCTCAACGGCTCCAAGGCGGCGACAAGCGGTAGTGCGCTGACGTTTGATGGGACGAATTTGTCGGTTGGTGGTAGCAACAGCCAACAGCGTTTAAATGTAGTTGTCCCCGTATTTACCACGAATGCTTCAGGCGGTATGCGTATCGGTGACAGCGGAAACAACTATTACGTTGACCAGTTGGTCACCACAGACGGAAGTGCAAACCCGTTCTGGGATGTGAAGTTTGCTACGCACACTCTTTCGCGTTACGCCTATGGTGGCGGCAACAACTTCTGGGCATGGTACGCCAACAACTCCGAAGCCATGCGCCTCACCTCCACAGGGCTGGGGATTGGGACGAGTTCGCCTACTGGCAAATTTACAGCACAAGGCTCTGTTGGTTCTTTCTATGTAGATGCTGGAGCCACAGGTGTTGCGTTCACATACAACGGTGGAAACTACATCTCTGCCCTTGGAGGTGCAAACGCATTCCTAGTTTTTGAAACAGGCGGCGCAGTTGAGCGCATGCGCCTCGACTCCTCCGGCAACCTCGGCTTGGGGGTTACGCCGAGTGCTTGGAGTGGAACTGGTGGAAACATTGACCAGCCAAACGGCAAAAACCTGTCTAGCCAAGGTACAAATATTGGCATTGGTACTAACTCATATTTCAACGTAAGTTGGAAATACGTCGGTACAGGGCTTGCTGCGCGATATGTTCAAGATGCAGGTCAACACCAATGGTTCACCGCCGCCTCCGGCACCGCAGGCAACGCGATCACCTTTACGCAGGCGATGACGCTGGATGCGAGTGCGAATTTGGGGGTGGGGGTAACTTCGCCCTCGTTTACCGCTGGTTCGGGAATCCACGTTTATCGTACTTCTGGCGCAGCGGTGCGAGTGCAAGACGCTAGCACGGACTTTGACGTTCTGGCATTTAGCGGAAATGCAACGCTGACTAATCGCTCCAATGGGGCAATGATCTTCGCCACCAACAACACCGAACGCGCCCGCATCACGGCAACTGGAGAGACTCAAGCAGTTAGCGCAGGAGACTTTGGGCTTGCATACGGAATAACCGCTGCCGCTGGAACAACAAAAGCAACATTTGTCGGAAGGCATAGCGCAACTGCCGGAAACACTGGAACAGGCACAGATTCGTTTATTGTTTGGTCAAATGGAAATGTCATAAACACGAACGGTTCATACGGCACTATTTCAGATGCCAAGATGAAAATTGACATTGTAGATGCTAGTTCACAATGGGCCGACATTAAGTCAATCCGTTTCCGCAAGTTTAAGATGAAAGACGATCCGACTGGACTAGTGCAGTTGGGCGTTGTCGCGCAGGAGTTAGAACAGACTTCTCCAAGTCTGGTTGATGAGCATCCAGACCGCGATGGTGAGGGCAACGATCTCGGTACAACTACCAAATCGGTCAAGACCTCGGTGCTGCTGATGAAAGCCGCTGTCGCTCTGCAAGAAGCAATGACCCGTATTGAAACCCTAGAAGCAAAAGTCGCTCAACTTGAAGGAACCCAACCATGACTACGTTTGACTGGGTTGTGACAGCCCTTAATTGTCTACCCAACGCCCCTGAAGGTCAGGATTACGTCATCAATGTCCACTGGACCTGCAACGGCACTGATGGCACTTACAACGGCTCGGTCTACTCAACTTGCTCACTACCCGTGGTGCAGGGAACGAGCTTCATCCCCTATCAAGACCTCACTTTAGACATCGTGCTTGGCTGGATTTGGGCTAACGGTGTGGATAAAGCTGCAACCGAGGCGGCAGTGCAAACCCAAATAGACAATCTTATCGACCCGCCGGTGGTCACGCCACCTCTTCCTTGGGCAGCTTAAAGATGAACCCTGTACAGATCAAATTAGAGCTTACGCTGGATGAAGTTAATGCAGTGATGGGCGCACTAGGAAACATGCCCTATGCTCAGATCGCACCATTGGTGGAGAAGATCAAAGAGCAAGCGGTTCCTCAACTGCCCGTGCCGAGTCCTAAAGAAGACGTTTCAGCATAATGGATGACAAAACCCACGAGCTAGCAGTCCTCAAAGCGCAAGCTAAGATCAAGCTAGAGGAACTCAAGGCCCAAGACTCTGCCAAGGAAGTTGCTGGTAAAGCGATTGGTGAGGATGGGCTTCTTTACATTTTCCTGATCGTACTCGTGGGTGTCGGCGCATCCCTTTTCTTAGAAGGCGAGAAAATTGCTGCTGTTATGGGTCTTCTTGGTGCTTCACTTACTGCGCTCATTCAAATGCTAAATGGCATCGCGGGCACTGCTGCCAAGCAAGAAAAGCCAGAGTTTGAAGTCATCAAGGATCTTATCCACCGCCTCGACAAACTAGATCGTGCCGAACAGCCCATGCAAGTGGATGTAGAAGGCAGCAAGGTAACGGTTAAGAAGGGTGCCGATCAGATTACCGCAAGGGGTTAATTATGCTGTCACTTCTTTCTACACTTGGCGGTTTGCTGATCTCCGGCCTCCCAAAACTCCTTGATTATTTCCAGAATAAAGCTGATCAAGCCCATGAGCTTGAGTTAGCAAGGATGCAATCAGAGCGCGAACTAGCTTTAGCTAAGGAAGGTTTTCTAGCCCAGCAGCGGGTTGAAGAGATCCGTACCGACCAGATTGCCATGCAGACTGATGCCCAAATGACAGTCGCTGCGCTAGACCACGACAAGATGATTATTGAGAAGGGCAGTCGTTGGGTTGTTAACTATATCGGCACCGTGCGCCCTAACGTCACTTACTTGCTGATTCTTGAGCTTATTGCTATTAACGCAGTGCTTGCTTGGTATATCTGGCAGCACCCGCATCTTGTTCAGTCAATTGATGATTTGATTAGAGTCTCTGCAATTATCTTTTCTGACGATGAGATGGCTATGCTTGGGGGCATCATAGGGTTTTGGTTTGGTTCTCGTAGCTGGCAGAAAAAATGAAAACAGGGCAAGCAGGTATTGAGTTAATGCACCAATTTGAGGGACGCAAGCTCAGCCCTTATCTTTGTCCTGCCCATCTGTGGACTATAGGATACGGCCATGTGCTGTACCAAGATCAGATCAAACTGCCTGTGGTGAGGAAAGATGGTTACACCGGCATTATTCGTAAGGAGTACCCGCTCGCAGCCAAAGATAATCGTGCTTGGACGCAGGAGGAGGTTGATCGCCTTTTTGAGGATGATCTCGTCAGTTTTGAACGCGGTGTTTTGCGAATGTCTCCTAATCTTGCTGGCAATCAGTCACGCTTCGACGCTGTTGTCTGTTTTGCGTTCAACTGCGGAGTCGGTAATTACCAGCGGTCTACGATAAGAATGAAGAACAACCGTGGTGACTATGAAGGCGCAGCAGAAGCGTTTATGATGTGGACTAAGGGCGGGGGCAGAGAATTACCAGGATTGGTGCGTCGCCGCAAAGCTGAAAAAGCGTTGTACCTACGGGGTGCATAATGCCACTCAAAAAATTACTTTTAAAGCCAGGGGTCAACAAAGAAAATACTCGCTATACAAACGAGAACGGTTGGTATATCAGCGACAAAGTACGTTTCCGTCAAGGCACCCCTGAGAAAATCGGTGGGTGGCAGCGTATTTCTGTTAATACGTTTTTAGGCGTGTGCCGTTCTTTATGGAACTGGGTAACGCTTGGGTTTGAAAACTTAATGGCTTTAGGCACTAACCTAAAGTTTTATGTCGAACGTGGTGGGCAGTATGTTGATATTACTCCCATAAGGCAGCGGAACTACACCACAACCTTGTCTAATCCTTTTGACACGACCAATACTTCGACAGCAGTTACGGTTAACGACACCGCGCATGGCGCTCAGGCTGGAGATTTAGTTTATTTTTCCGGTGCGTCAGCGGTTGGGGGCGTACCAGCAGCGGAGTTAAATACCCGCCATGTCATCACATCTATAACAAACGCAAACGCCTACGTCATTACAGTCACCACAGCAGCAACATCGACAGTCACGGGGGGTGGGGGTGCATCAGTTTCCGCTGAGTATTTTATTAACACCTTCTTATTAGGTACAGATCCATTTACAGCTAATGGCACTACAACAGTCACCGTAACAGCTACAACACATGGTGCACTTAATGGGGATTTTGTAACGTTTAGTGGAGCTACGGGAACCTACGCTTCAATATTAAATGCTGAATTTCAAATTACTTACTTAACAGCCAATACCTTTTCAATTACAACACCTTCAGCATTAACCGCAGGGTCTTATGGTGGTTCAGCAGTATTAGCATCTTATCAAATCAACACTGGCCCTGCAATTCAAGCACCGTTATCTGGGTGGGGTTCGGGTACTTGGGGTTCGGGTACTTGGGGGTTAAGTGCAACAAGTGAAGATGCACTACGTATTTGGTCGTCACAAAACTTTGGTGAAGATCTAGTATTTGGTCCTCGTGGTGGCGGGCTGTATTACTGGGATGTATCAGCAGGGTTTTCTACTCGTGGGGTAAATGTTGTCACAATGGCTGGAGCGTCGGGTGTTCCGACAGTACAAAATTATATTGTCGTTTCCGATATTTATCGTTTTGTGCTGTGTTTTGGGACTAATGAATACCTGTCCGTTACGTTAGACCCTATGCTTATTCGGTGGTCGGACCAAGAATCAGTCGTTGATTGGGCACCCGCTGCAACAAATCAAGCAGGGTCTCTACGGTTATCAAATGGATCTGAGATTATTACGGCCCTGCAAACACGCCAAGAAATCGTTGTCTGGACTGATTCTGCGCTTTATTCTTTACAGTATTTAGGTCCACCCGATGTGTGGGGTGCTCAGATTCTTGGCGACAATATTTCTATTGTTGGGCAAAATGCCAAAGCGGTTGCATCTGGTCGAGTGTATTGGATGGGTGTGGATAAGTTTTATGTTTATGACGGTAGGGTGCAAACGCTACGGTGCGATCTTCGTAGACATATCTTCAATAACATAAACCTTGGGCAGAACCAGCAGGTGTTCGCAGGGACTAACGAAGGCTTTAATGAGATTTGGTGGTTTTATTGCTCGGCTGGGTCTGATGTTGTTGACTCCTATGTTGTATATAACTACTTAGAAGATATTTGGTATTACGGTTCGCTTGGGCGTACGGCTTGGATTGATTCAGGGTTGCGGAATTACCCCCAAGCAGCAACATATAGTTACAATCTTGTAAATCATGAACTAGGGGTTGATGACGGTACTGACGCTACCCTTGCGCCTATTGTTGCTTATATCGAATCGGCTGAATTTGATATTGAAGATGGACAAAACTTTGGGTTTGTATGGCGCATGGTGCCTGATGTGACGTTTGAGGGTTCTACTGCGGCATCCCCGCAAATTACTATGACTTTGTACGGTATGAATGGTTCAGGGTCTGGGTTTAATCAAACTACAAGTAAAGGTGTTACGAGAACATCTACAGTGACTATTGAGCAATTTACCAATATTATTTACACCCGCATACGTGGACGGCAAATGATTATGAAAGCGCAGTCTAGCGATTTAGGTGTTACGTGGCAGCTTGGTGCTCCACGAATTGATGTAAATGTTGACGGTCAGCGATGACTGTTCTTCAACATCCCGCTTCACCTAATTTACCCCTTGCGCCGGGGCAGTATGACTCACGCTATCAAGAACAACTTAATAACGTCTTGCGTCTTTACTTCAACCGGCTAAATAACAATCTTTTTGCTCTCTTTGGTCCTGATGGTGGGCAATATTTAAGTAACCCATTTGGGGCTTGGTCGAGTGATTCGGACCAGACTGCGGTAAGTACAACCACAGCATACGCGGTCACATTTGATGTTGCTGATGTTATTGATAGCGTGTACTTAGTCGGCAACTCAAAGATGACTGTTACTTATTCAGGGGTTTACAATCTTCAATTCAGTATACAGTTTGCTAATACTGATACGCAGATCCATGATGTTGACGTTTGGGCGGCGATAAACGGAACAAACCTAGCTAACAGCAACTCTCGGTTTTCGGTGCCAAATAGTCACGGTGGCACAGACGGGCATTTGATTGCAGCACTAAATTTGTTTTTACCTTTAAACGCCGGTGATTACGTAGAATTGTACTGGTGTACAAACGATGTTGGGGTTAAGATTGAGCAAATTCCTGCTGCGTCTTCCCCTACTAGACCAGCGACACCTTCTGTGATTGCTACGATGTCGTTTGTATCCGCACTTCCGGGCTAATATGAGTACATCACTAACACCTGCACAGCTAGACGCTCTTAAAAAGCTGCAATCTTTTCAGCAGCAACAGGCGCTTGACAGCTATTTGTCTGGAAGGGCTACGCAGTATGGTGCAACCCCTAAAGGTGCAAAGGCTGATACGGGCTGGACTGCTGGAGAGTCGCTTGTTAACCCGTTTGCGGGGTTGACTGATTTCGGCAAAAAGAAAGTGCCTATATACGGTACTGATGAGCAAATAAGTAATGTTGTTGGCGAAGAAGAGCAAGCAAAGACAGCCAGCGATTTGATGCGCGAGAAGTTTGGTGAGCAACTAGGTCACAAAACGACATTTACCAAAGCTTACAAGAAAGATGAAAAAGGCAACCCTGTTGAAGTAGAACTAGATTCCTTAACCCCTGAGCAACTTAACTCAGGGGAGTATGTGCTGTTTATGGGTGGTAAGACGGGTGGTACAGAGCGCGAGCGCATGGCGCAGATGTACATCCCCAAAGGGGACAAACTTATTCCTATTGGCGATCCGCAGTATTACAAAGGTGAGCATCCTGATGCTAAAAAAGTAGCTACTGCCTTAAAAGTAGGTTCGCTTCTTTCTATGCCTTTTGGTGGAGTTGGTGGGTTATTGGGTGGCGTTACTGGGTCTGTTGCTAGTGGGTTGGCTACGCTTGTCCCTCAAACAGTTGCAAATATCGGTGCTAATGCACTTGTCTCCGGTGTTACCCAAGGTGCGTTGTCTAAAGCAATGGGCGGGGATTTCTCCAAAGGGTTTAAATCAGGTGCTATATCCGGCGGTATCGGTGCAGGTATTAATTCGCTAGGCGTAAACCTTGGGTTGGATAAAAGTCTTGGGTCGCTGTATACCCCTGCTAAATCGCTAGCAACATCTGGTGTTACCTCACTACTAACTGGGCAGAAGTTTGACCCCACCACCGCAGTAAAAAATGCTGCAATTAACTATGGTCTGAATCAAGCTGGGCAGAGTATGGGGATTGACCCCAAACAACAAGCTGCCATGATGAAGTTTTTAAATTTTGCTGCACCCATGATTGCAGCACGGCGTAAGCCCGGAGGTTGATATGAGTGGTATGTTTGCTTTTCCTGAAGATGACGAGGGTTCTGATGGTGGTGGAGATATAGGTAGCACTATATTTAATCCGGGGAGTATCAATTTACCTAATATTGATTATGGTTTTGCAGACATAGGCGCTAATTTAGGTGCCGATACTAATTTTGGAAAGTTTGATATAAATTCTTTATTAGATAACCCAGAATTACTTAAATCTTTTGAAGCTCTTTACCCCGAAGAAGCTCGGATATTGCAAGGGCTACCTTCTGCTAGTGAAATGGCAGAATATGAAAAGCAAGCCTCCGCAGATGTAGCCCTTGGTGGTGTTATGTCTGGTAACCCTTTTGGTACACAAGCCCAATCTGCTGATACCTCCGGTATTAAAAGCTTTATAGATCAGGCTAAAAAAGCAATTAAAGATGTGACCGGCTTAGACGCTGGTGATGCCGCCAAGTACGCTGCTATGCTTTATATGGCTAAGATGGCTAAAGAGGACGCAGAAGCTGCGCGTAAAGAAGCTCGTGGGTGGGAAGCTCCCGGTGGAGCAGCTAAAAAAGTTATACGTAGTCCTAGTGGCGTTAGGTTTGAGAAAGCCGCTCAGGGCGGGGTAATGAGTTTAGGTATGGCGCAGGGGCGCTATTTAGATGGACACAGCGATGGTATGGCTGATAAAGTACCTGCTCATATTGAAGGTAAACGACCTGCTGCGCTAAGTGATGGTGAGTTCGTGATCCCTGCCGACGTTGTTAGCCACTTGGGTAACGGCAATTCAAATGCTGGTGCAAAGCGTCTTTACGAAATGATGGA